TGGTCTCCTTTTGGAGGCCCCACAAAAGTGGGGGGCACCCGTACCCTGAAACTAGCACGTTGTGCTAGAAGTACACGGACCGAAGTCCTTCCGAAGAAACCTAGGAGATGGTTTCAAAGGTGCCTCAGAGACTTGTAAGTCTGCTGGCGTAGATTCCTCTACGACTGACCATTTTAGCCGTAAGCTGGATGGACAACCCGTTCACCACAATGTGTTTAGTGACTTCAGACAGTTTATAGCAATACTGCCAACTCAGCTCCCGCCACAGAAAACCGGAGGGAGATGCGGAAGGGGAGGTTTCAGAAAGCACCTTCCGCCCATTCGTTACCGGCGAACCAATCTGTATCGTCAAAATCATGGTCTTCCGCCGATAACTCTAAACGAGAGGCCTCAGACTCGGGTAACTCCGCCACGTTCACATGGCGGCATGACCCTGTCAGTTCCGAACCATCCACTTGATAGAACGGTAGGAAGCGGAATAGTCTGAGATTTGAACGCGCTCTCTCGCTGGGACTTTTGTGACCTCGTTCCCGTCGATTCTGTTTGTGAGACCTTCGTCTCTGCTTCTTCGCCTCCACCATACGAGCCAGTTGGAGTTCGACGTTTGTCATTGCACCTACGTTCAATTCCATAATTCTTTCGCTGTTTGTTGGAATTTACACGCTCAACCCTGAACTCTGTACTACAAAACGAATTGATCAATTCGCACTGACGACGATCTGAATAATAGAGTTCTTTGTAGGACTGGAAATTAGCGGTATACTTCTTAAAGGCGCCTAACATTAAAGCAGCCTCTTCCCCAGACTTCTTGTATTTCAATTCGAAGAAAATCGAAAGTTGATCGATACACGACTGAGACATTCGGTCCAAAAACTTCAATCGATCAACAAAGCTCATGAAGTGAGCAAACAAGAATTCATCATTGTCAGAATAGGGAATTTTCTTTGTTCCTAACCGCTGAACCTCGCGCAATGGATCTGGAACGGAAAATGTGTTACCGAACTCGTCAGAGAGTAAGAACTTCGAACAAATATATGGTACGGCAGGTTCCATCACCTTAGCTTCCATGTTGAAAAGAGTTGTGAATTTACTCGGGTCACCAACAGGGGGAAGCAGTGAAAATCCTAGAGAATCATCGCCTGAGAATAAAAGCTTTTCGAATTGGTCGGTGTCATAACACCAGGCAAACTCAGCCATGGTGACGATGGTATTGCCAAAATAAGTGAGTGCATCGCCAGTTCGTCTCTGGAAACTAATAGGCATACCAACACCAGCTCTACGGTCTCTAATGTAAGAGAATCGATGGAAATCACACCACCACTTAGTTATCGGAGCTGGACATCCTAGACCATTCAAAATGTGTTCCTGGATTAGCAAGTGAAATTCACCTTGAGACTTATCAAACTTAGACAGGTCAATCTCGAGGCAGTGCTTGTTCTTGACATCAAATCCTGCCATCTCAAGGGATGAAATCTTACCAACAGGAAGAATAATACGTTCTCGAAGGCATCTCTGGAAGCGCTCGAATAGCGCTGTGAATAACGGTGAGAACTGGGAGGTTATACTCTTCTTATGATACGTTATAGTAGCTGGAACCGGTCTGTCGATATTGAGTGTGTCGCTCACCACAGGTTTCACATCGGATTTTATCATGTGGTCATAAAACTGCAAATTCTCAGCATGAAGATCCGGAAGATCATCATAAGAAAGACCTGAGGACTTCCATTTTTCCATGTAATCGTGGAAGTTACTAACGACATTGACAAAGTTACTGGATGCTAGAGAGTTACCATTGATGTATGAAATGAAGAATCTCTCAGCCACAGCTTTACTCAATCTAGACAAATTAACGGAATCACCTAGCTCTGGAACGTCAGCATTACGTTTCTTAATTGCTGTAAGGACCTCCTTCGTTGTACCTACTCTCTTGTGACCGCTCCCGGTGTTCAGAACCGGTATCATATGCCCTGAATCTGGAATTTTTGCAATAAGATCAGACTGTCGAAGTCTAACATGATCCAGATCTATAGAATAGTCTGCACTTTCGACGAACACTTGATGAAAAGAGTCGTCGTAATTACTATGAGTGGGCAGAGTCGAGTCACAAATGGATTGAACTAAATTGATATCAACACGATCAGTAGCACGGTTTAAATCCGGAGGAATCGCGATGGTTGGCGTTGGACATTTTTCATATTGACACTTCACGGGTACCAAAAATGGACCCAAATTCGACAACAGAGTCGCATTATCAACAACACCATCTAAACCTTCAATAACATAATCATCAGCGAAGGTCCTCTCAGCGCACGATTTCTTTAAAGCATTAAAATCAAAACACGGGCACTGGTACATGATCATGTCGCACGCTTCACAAATGGGCGGCGGTTCAAATCCAGACGTTCGGGACCACGGTTCGAAAGAATAACCGGGTACATCGCGAGACGAGATATCTATCTGAGCGTCGTCGGCTTCACACTCTTCACTGTAGTAGAAATCAGATTTAGTGTAAATAGCCGCGACCAGGTCTTCAAAACACTTCATGGTTCGGTGGGATGTTCTAGGTGCCAACAACAAAGCTCTGGCCATAGCAATGCTGGAAATAAAAGAACATTTATTAAACGCAGGGCACCATAGTTGTCCGATACGCATGGGTTTGACCATCGTCTCAAAAGCGACAAGGAGCTCATCATCAGATTTTTCAAGGTAATCTTCAGCACCATAAGTTACAAACTCATCAGACACCGCTTCAGCGGGAGCTCCGTCAGGAGTTCGGAGGGAATGCGCGTCCTCTGTGACACTCTCGCTGACATCCACAGCGGGTAGGGGCCTGTAATTACGACAGGCCGCAGCAGCCTCTTCGCGTTGCTCAGATCGCAAACGTTCCACATCCTCGGGAGTGTCGACACCGTAACTGCCGTTCAAAAGATTGGCTAGTGAGAATGCGGGGGCAGGGAAAGCCATAGAAAAGATACTAGAAAGAAAAGATTTAAGTCTAGGGAGTTTTACAGGGGAGGCAGGGGTTGAACCGTACGCTCTTGTAAATAAAC